ACGTGCATCTTCTGGTGGTGTAAACTATACAGAAGGCATTACAGGACATATTGTCCAAAATGGTCAAACTAATTATGCTGCTGATGGTACTCAACTTTCATATAATGAAGGATATTCTTATATGAAATCAGTTGGTGCTGGCTCATTGACTTATGATAATCTTTTAAAAGATTTCGAAGTAGTGTTTGACCCAGCAAGAGGTGGAAATACAAGTAAATTAGCATTATGCTCATTGCCTGTTATTTCATTGTTCAATAAACTTGGAGATGGAGCTGGCTTTATTGGCGATTCTATCCCAGGTTCATCAACACAGTCATCAAGATATAATTTCCAATCTAGTAGTGGCTCATTTGGGCATAAGATTATGAAGGTTGAAACTGTTCATGGTGATTTATCTCTTGTTCGTGAGCCATTGTTTAGAGGAATGTTTGGTGAGTATATGTGTATGGTTGATTTAGACCATGTATCATATCGTCCTCTTGTCGGTAATGGTGTTAATCGAGACACTTCAATTACAACGAATGTGCAACAAGCTGATGAAGATTTACGTAAAGACTTGATTTTAACAGAAGCAGGTCTTGAAATTTCTCTTCCAGAAACACATGCGTTGTTTAACTTTGAGGAGGCATTATAATGAGAAGTGATTTTCTAAATAATAATAGTAGTGCCAGCGATAGAGGTCTTAACGCTAAGTTTGAGGTTATTTCAGCAGCAAGAACATTAGATTCTAATGATTCTGGAAAAGTGTTTGGAATAAATCAAGCTAGTGCATATGAGATTACTCTACCTCTAGTTAGTGCAGTTGACCAAGGATGGAATGTTAAGTTCATATTGACTACTGTTGCAGCATATGCGGTAACAATAGCTAATAACACAGCTGAAGATACTATAGTTGGATATACTTCTGGTGGGGATGGAGGAGCTGGTTCTTCTACAGACTCAACAGCCGTTGATGAAATAGTATTTATAAGTGGTGCTCAACTTGGCGATTGTGTTGAAATCTTTTGTGATGGTACATATTTCCTTACAAGAGCTACAGCACATGATGTTGCACATATTACTATATCGTAATAATCCTAACGGATAACAGTAATTGGGAACTGGGGAGAGGTCGTATAAAGGGTCTCTCCCAAATCCCTTATTAAAAAGGAGAATATATGTTTGGAAATAAAAATTTTAAAAAATATCCAATGGGTGGTGCTCTTGAGGGTGGTTCTCATGCTCAAGGTGGGATACCGATTGAAGCTGAAGGCGGAGAGTTCATCATAAAGAAAGACTCTGTAAACCCAGCAACATTATCAATGATTGAATATATTAACGAGCACGGTGATTTACCAATGACTGATGCAAGAGATAGAAGTGAGATAATATAATATTTTGTAATGGGACATAAGCGTAACGAATACGAAAAGAAAAAAGAGTCCAAGAAGTATAAAAAGAAAACCAAGGGGAAGAAAAATGGCAAGAACGTACTTTTGTAATTGTGGAGGAAAAGTTGAAGAAGGTGAAGACATGACCTGTGAATGTGGATATGTTTTTGGCAATAAGCCCTTCAAAACAAGCAATCATGTAAATATGCGTACCACTTGGTCTGGTCAAACACAAGTTGAATTTTCACAACAGTCAATGCAAGAATCTGTTGAAGGCATGGGAGGTGAGTGGTAGATGGCTTGGGATTTTGGAGCAGAAATAAGTGCCTTAAGTGGATTTAATGCAGATTATAATGTTGACATTTCTACTGGAGAAACATATAGGGCTCATGCTAATCAATGGCTTACTGAAGGAGCAAAGGAAATAATAAATCAACTTCCTTCTAATCTAAAAGAAAAATGTATGACGGAAACTACATTAAATAATTCTTCTCCAACTATGGATTTAGATGGAGTTGGAAAGATTTTATATGTTTCACGTCTTTCTGCTAATTCTGGAGGATATAGGGTTTCGTGTAGAGAAGTGCCATCAATACATGCAGGGCTAACATCAGATTCATCAAATTTACTCTATTATGGAACAGTTACTGACCCTGTTTATTGGATTCAAAGTACAAGTGATGCTGCAATATTGAATGTATATCCTACTCCTGAAGCAACACAAACTGCAAGAGTGTATCATATTGGATATCCAACAGTAACTTATGATAATATAATTATTCCAAACTTTCCAGATGAAGCTGAACATTTTGTAGTATTATATGCAGCAATCAAGGCAACTGAATATATGATGCTATCAGAGGAAGACCAAGAAGTATATGCCCCACAACTTGCAACATTAAAACAAGATTATGTACAAGGGCTTGCAACTCTTAAGGGAGGGCAACAAGGATGAAAGTAAAAGAATTAATTCAACAAGTTGAGCATTTAATGGGTCGTCAACCTGAAGGTTATATGGTTCGTTTAATAAATGATGGCTTGCTTGATATAGCTTCAAAGAAAAAAGAATATACTGTATCGGCAGTAACAGCCTTAGAAAAGAATAAAAGATGGTATACACTTGACGAGCAAGTTATTGATATTACAAAAGTAGAAGTATTGGATACAAATAGTCGCTATGTAATGATACCAAAATTGGCAGATTCACATAGATTATTACGTGAGGATACTGATATAACTGATGATGTATTAACAAGTAGTTAGGAGTAATATGGCAAAAAGAACATATCCAAATGATTATTTTGCATGGTATAATGATGATAAGCGTGTTGCAATATTATGCCTTGATACAACATCAACAACTGCAGAGCAAACAAAAGAACCTTATGATTCATATCAAGATGCTGATGTATCAAATGGTTTAAGAATAACATATCATTCAAAATATGAAACTGTAACAACAAATCATTTGGATGATGATTTTGATGATGCACATGGACTTGATACTGGAATGCAAAATGCATTATTATGTTATGTAAAAGCAAGATTATATGAAGACCAAGGAGATATGCAAAAAGCTCAATATTTTAGACAAATGTATGAAAAATCTATTAAACAATATCCATCACGTAAATCAGGTGTACGGCAATTATCTGTGCCAAGGTTATAGGAGAATATATAAATGAGTTCAACAGTAACAAGTTGGTCACCAGATGACAATACAAAAGCAAGTGAAACAACTTCAACAGCATTAAATAATGCTACATTGAGTGGTACTCTTGCTGTGACAGGAGTTATAAGTCCTACTACACATATTGATATGCCTGATAGTGCTAATATAAAATTAGGAACTGGGGATGATTTACAATTATATCATGATGGGTCTAATTCATATATAACAAATTCAACAGGGGCGTTAAAACTTGCTACAGAATCAAGTGGTATTGCAATCACAATTGGGCATACAACATCTGAGGTTACTATTGGAGAGAATCTTACTGTTACAGGAGCTACTACATTGAGTGGAGGCGTAACTGGGAATGTAACTGGGAATGTAACTGGGAATTTAACAGGCAATGTAACAGGGTCTAACTGGACTGGTCTTTTAAATATAAGTGGTGCTACCACTGTAACGGCTAATCTATCATCAATGTACTCAAATTCAGGGGGAGCGGTTTCAATACTTGCATGGAATACGTCTTCGGATGATGATAGTGATGCTGCTGTCGGGGTGGTTACAAATAGTAATAATGCCGATGTATATTGCTCATTTATTCACTCAATCGAAGACGACCCTGATGAGCGATGGTCTTTAGGTGTTGATGGTAGTTCTGATACATTCAAATTGTCTTATGCTGCGACTAATGATACTGTTACTCCATCGGCAAGTGCTAGTTATGATTTAATGAATATTACTAAAGCGGGAGTGGTAACTATACCAGGCAAAGTTGTTGCAAAGACATACAAGCCTGAAACTTTCTTTGCTTATAATCTGGCTGCTTCTAGTGCTTTATCTAGTGGTACTGAATACTATATGCCTGTTGGCGGTAACCCGTTTGATTTTTCAACTGTCACCCTTGGGATTGAACCAATATCTAGCTTAGTACAAACAGCTATGTGTGATTTTGCAATAGAAAGAATTGCTACAAATATCTATTACGGACAAGCTAATGTAACTTCTATTGAGATAAGATTAAAAAAATATGATGGAAGTGGGGATTTAGATGATAAAGCTCAATGGGGCACAGTTGGGACTGTAGCTACAATATATAATTCATCTACTTTAAATGCTGATACAAGAGTAGTACAAACTCCATCAGACTGGGTTATTGAAAAAAATGAAATATGGGGACTTACATTAGAATATACCCTTTCATCAGGAACTGTTACTAATGTGCAAATGAGCGGAGGCATATTAATGTTGCAGGACTGGAATGATATCATAGCAAATACATAGGAGACTTAAATGTCTAAAAAAGATATAAAATACAAAGAATTGAAGAAAGAAACAGAGAAGCCCACAGTTGAATCATCAATTGAAGCATTGACAACACAATTGAAGGATTATCGTGAAAAGGCTGAATATTTTAGAACAATGACTCTCAAAGCAGAAGGTGCTTTGGAAGTATTAAATCAATTGAAGGCTGATGATGGAGAGTCTTAAAGATTCGCTCATTACAGTAGGTCAGGGAGGTGGTGCAATAGCATTGAGCTTATGGACTGCATTACCTGATATAGTTAGACTTGGAATTTTAGTTGCAACATTTATACATATTATGATTAAGATTGACAAGGAATTAAAATAATGCACTCATGCTCTGTCAAGAGCTTAAAGCATAACTCACAAGGAGAATAAACATGGCATCAAGTTTACATAAATACACAGTAGTAGAGGCTCAAAATGCCTCAATGGGTCAAGCAGGAGCAAAATTTATAAGTGACCAAGCAGTACATACAGGAACATTTGTAGCAATACAATGCCTTGAGGATACTGTATTTAATGCATTAACCCCAGATGATACAACTAATGGTTATGGTGTTGGCTCATATAATGGGAATACAATGGCTAGTGAGACTATCTCAGCAGGCACTACTATATATGGAAGATGGACTACTATTGACTTGACTTCTGGCTTAGTTATAGCCTATATAGGTTAATTATGGCTTTAGGATTAGGGGCATCCCTTAACACAGTAAGAAAGACAACCCTCTCTGGGATGGTTACTTCAGGTCTAGTACTCAAGCAAAACTTTGACACAGGAGCAGTTACACCCATAAGTGATGGTGCAGCTTATTTTGATGGGTCTGATGATTATGTGGACTTAAATGCCACATTCCAAACTACATTAGCTGGAGCATTGACTGTTACTGCTTGGATAAAACCTGATGATGGTCAACCATCTGCTACAGAAGTTATTTTTGGAAGTAGTTCTGCATCTGACGAGGATAGATTTTACTTTATGTTGCAATCTACTGGAAAGCTTGGGATATTATATAAATCTAACGGACAAGCTGGCAATATGGAGGATGATTCAACAAGTGCTGTTTTTGCTGATGGGTCAACTGATTGGACACATGTTGCATTAACACTAACTGAAAGTGGTGGGACTGTAACAGGGGGTATATATGTCAATGGGACTTCAATAGCAGGTTCATTTAGTGGTGCTGGAACTATGGCTAACTTTGTAACTCCTTTCAATTTATATATTGGTGCTGCTAATAGAAACACAAGCGGGGATACCCTTCACTTCGCAGGCAATATCTGTAATGCTGGCATATTCTCATCAGTCTTAACTGCAGCTCAAATCAAATCCATCATGTATAAAAACTATTCAGGCTTAACTACTTCAGAAAAAACAAATTTAGTATCATGGTGGAATCTTAGTGCCCTCCATGCAGATGGTTCTACTGTT